TGTCTTTATATCGTAAATCGGTTTTATCTCCATTTATGATATTATAAACCCTATCGAATAATTTTAATTTCTTTTTATTCTCAATTAAATAGTTTACTTGCTCTTCATTTTGAAAAACTATTGCAATATTAGAATTATATTTTGTAGCCTTTTCAATTAAAGGCTCATATAGAGGCTCTTTAGTATATGAAAAAGTTAAATGATAATTTTTAATTTCATTAGATAAAGAATGTAATTTTTTAATTGACTTTGGGTTTTTTGTATAATCGTAAAATTTAACACTAGGATACTTTAAAAGTATTTCTTTCAATTCTTTTAAAACTGGTATATCACTAGTGCCATTAACCCTTATAGCTAATTCTAGATTTTCCCTTTTTGATTTTCTTAATAATCTTGATATTTCTTTATCTACTAATTTTATAAATTCGTTTTTATATTGTAGATAAAATAAAGTCTTTCTTAATCTTGAATAAAATACAGGGGACATAGTGCCTCTACCAGAAAATACCAAACAATCTTTAAAACAGCCTGCAATTTTAGCGGTAGCACATACTGTAGGTATTGACTCATCGTTTAAAAAATCTTTTACTTGGGTATCTGGTAACATATGAAGAATGCCAGTCAATACGCCTTTTTTCATTCCTTTAATTATTTTAGTGTTGTTAGTCGTAAATAATTGTTTAGGTAATTTATAAAAATAATGTTTTCTATTATCTGGTATTAAATGCATTTTATTTTCTAATTTTTCATATAGTATTTTATTCATTTTCTAACCCCTTCAAATAAGTTTTTAAATCTTCATTAATTGGAATTATATCCAATTCGCTAAAATTATTACTATCGTATTCTTTAACAAATTCGTATATATTAAAATCATTATTTTCCATTTTTAAATTTCCTTTCTACTATTTTTAATATAAACGCCTTCAATTAATTTATCTGGATGTATACTATAACAAGTCATTCTTATTTTATAGCCGTTCTCTAATTCTACTATTTCTGGACAACCTAACTCTTTAGTATCTATATAAATACTGGTTACTTCTAAAAAGTCCTTCCCTTCTTTTAGTTTTATAAAATTACCTTCTTTTATTACTGGATTTCTTACAGTCATTTTTATATTTCCTTTTCTAATTTGTTAATAAAAAATTTAAACATAATCATTTTATAATTAATCTAATTTATAATTTACAGTAAACAATTGTAACAAATTGTAACAAGGGGGGGTATAGTTTAGGAAATACAATACTTTTAAAAGATAAAAAAAATTTATTAAAACTATTGACAATGTATTTTTTCAATAAGTTTTTTACATGGTCAATATCTTGTAAATAATTTTTATACTTGCCCCTATTTTCCTAAAATCGTTAAAGAATGCATTATAAACCCTTTATAAAACCTTTTTAAACTGGTTATAAACGAATTTTAAAAAGATTGCGTGCTATATATAGGCAAATTTGCAACTATTTCAGAGGGCTAGGAAGGGGGAACTGGGGGTAGGGGGGATAGCGATATACAGAGCATGCATAAAATTAGGAAATAGTGATGTTAACTTGATTGGTACACAAAATATAGTATTTTTTCAGGAAAACATTGTTAATTAGTTTGACATCGCATGCCTTTTGTTGTATAATAGCAACATGGCTTACTCTAATATCCTATATATGCGTAAATGGCGTAAAAAACAGTTGCAAATAGATCCAGTAAAATACAAATTACAAGCTATGGTTCGTAGGGCTAGAGCAAGAGCTAAGAAGAAGGGAGTACCTTGTACATTAGAGTGGGAACAGTTAATACCGCTAGTTAAAGAGAAGTGTCCATACTTTACTGAAATCAAGTTAGATTGGAAGAATAAGAAGAAGGGTATTACAATAGAGTCTCCTGCATTAGATAGAATAGTGCCAGAGAAAGGATATGTAATAGAGAATGTAGAGATTATTAGTACAAAGGCTAATAATGTTAAGTCTGTAGGTACATCAGAAGACCTATACAGAGTAGCTGATAGGTTATATGAGCATGAGAGGGAAGATAAGAATATAGAGTTAGGGGAATCTATTCAGGATATGAAGTATCGCCTGCATGGGTACTAAGTATAATACTAAGTATATATCTTGTACTCTACTAAGTCTATACTAGGTATATATATATATGTAACCCCCCCAGGGGGTATAACGCTAGTTATAACACAGAAGTTTAAATCTGTCAATACAATTCGGAAAAAAAATGAAATATAATCGGTTTGAGAAGATATTAGCGAGAGCAGTAGACTATTCAATAGGTGAAACGGATGAGGATACGCCTAAAACGGCTGTATTAAGTCAGAGACACGCTAAGATAGGCTTATACATGAAGTTTATAGAAAAACTGGTAGCATGGCTAACCTGTTTTGTCATTATTGCAGGGGTATGGAGACATTGGTAATGAAAGATCAAGAACTAGATAAATTAATGGAAATAGCATGGGAATTAGAAGATCCTCAAAGGGAGATGCTAGTGCGTGAGTTGAAGCGTAGCAGGCTACCGAAAAAACTTGACAAATCGGTAAATCCAAGTATGTATGTAAACCTGTTAGAGCAATATTATTACGCACTAACAGCTAATGACGGAGAGCCTGTTAATATAAGGTTACCACACAGTTCGGTACACTATGTAACAGCCGTTATAAAAGAAGATGAAGAGTTTATAGAAAAACTGGGTTATACACCTAGTTTGGCAGAAGTAGAGAGGGCTATGTATTTAGAAGGTATGCTACCGTGGAATGAGTATGATGTACCTAATTGGTTTGCCAAGAAACATGCTTTTCGTAAAGACAAAAAATGATGTCCCTCTAAAGCGTCTTGTATCCTTTTTTCTGAGGAGATTGCGGTATAAGAACAAGTCTTTACAAAGTATGTAGGCATAAGGGGGTATAGGTTTATCTTGTACCCCCAACATTAAAGGAGAAATAATATGGCATATACAAAAGGTATTCCAGGAGGAGGAGGCTTCGGTAAGGGCGGTAAAGGCTCTGGCGGAGGAGGCGGATATAAATCTAAAGTTAGTAATCTTAAATTGTCTGAAAAAGATCAAAAAAAACTAGCTAAAATGGATTCTACTCAAGCAAAAAAATATCTCTTAAAAAAAGGTAATAGAGCAGATATTAGATCAGCTTTAGGGCAAGCTGCTAAAATAGCAATAGGTGGTCCTGCTCTTCTTGGTGCAGGAATATACTTTGGAGCAAAAAAACTTGCAGGAGACAAAAAAGAAAACATAGATTCTCCTAAAGGTAAAAAAAGTTTATTTGAAGTTAAAAAAGATAAAAATAAAAAAGGAAAATAATATGGCATATACAACACCAAATAAAATGGGCGGAGGTAGAGTATCTTCAGGAGCAGGTAAAGGAAAAGGCAAAGATAAAGAAAAGCCAGAACCTAATGATCCTATAACTAACACAGAACTAATGAAAGGTGTAGCCATAGCTGCAGGCGGTGTTGCAGAACATCAAGGGCAACTTGTAACAAAACTTGCCGAAAAAACTTACAATAAAGTAAAAGGTCTTTTTGCTACAGAAGAAAGAGATCGTAATAAAAACAAAAACCCAGATGTTTTTGAAGCTAAAAGAATAAAGAATGCAAAAAAGAAATGACGGAAGTATTAAAACTAGCAGCATGTATTGTAGGAGTGTTTTTCTCTTATAGTTCTTTGCACTACTTAATGCAAGGAGATGTTGTTATGTTTGTAGCGATATTACCACTAACTGCAGCATTTATATGGTGGTATGGTAAACGAGGATTTAATGGCTAGGAAAAAAGCTAAGGCTATTAGAAAGACAACAAAAGGTAAAGGAGCTAATTACCGCCCTACTAAAAAAGGTGCAGGTATGACAGCCAAAGGAGTTAGGGCATATCGTAAAGCGAATCCTGGCTCTAAGTTAAAAACAGCCGTAACAGGCAAAGTAAAGAAAGGCAGTAAAGCTGCTAAAAGAAGGAAGTCCTATTGTGCAAGGTCACTAGGGCAACTGAAGAGAAGTTCAGCAAAAACAAGAAACAATCCGAACTCTCGTATTAGACAAGCAAGAAGAAGGTGGAAATGCTAATGGAAAAAATATATAGAACAAATCAAAAAGTAATTACCTATCCTATGATTGACATAGAAAAAGGTCTAAATAAAATATACAGAGGGATTCCCTATACACCTAGTAAAAAAGTTACAGGTATATCGTATAGACTTGGTATGTATAGAGGTGTAGAACACCAAGTCAGTGTAAAACATAGAAGTTAATATGGCTGCGAAAAAGAAAAAGAAAACAACTAAGAAAAAAGGTGCTAAACCTACTAATCCTGCTTTGTACGCAAGAGTAAAAGCAGAAGCAAAAAGAAAATTTAAAGTTTATCCGTCAGCTTACGCAAATGGATGGTTAGTTCGTACATACAAAAAGCGTGGTGGCGGTTATAGATAATGGCTAAACCAACTGGAGGATTAACAGCATGGTTTGGCAAAGGTTCTAAAGGGGACTGGGTAGACATAGGAGCACCCAAGAAAAAAGGTAAGTATCAAGCGTGTGGCAGAAAGTCTGCGAGCAAAAGTAAAAGAAAGTATCCTAAGTGTGTGCCTAGATCAAAGGCTAAAAGCATGTCAAAGGGACAAATTAAAAGTGCTGTAAAAAGAAAAAGATCAAAAGCACAAGGAGTTGGGGGAAAGCCTACCAATGTTAAAACTATAGTCAAAAAGAAAAAGACTAGAAAAAGGAGAAAGAAATGAAGAGAGCACCTTCAGGAGCAGCAGGTAAAGGTCTTAGAAAATTACCTAAAACTGTTAGAAATAAAATGGGCTACATGAAAAAAGGTGGCACAGTTACTAAAAAAGCCAAAGGCATGAAAAAAGGCGGAGTCAAGATGGCTAAAGGCATGAGAAAAGGCGGAGTCAGAATGGCTAAAGGAAAAAAGAGAGGCGGAAAAAAGACTAGAAAGGGTTAGTCTATGCGTAGCCTTATATCGAATGTCCCATATTTTAAAGTATGGGTTAGAAGAGAATTTACAGCTAATCATCAAGAGTATCATGGTGAGTTTTTACATGGGTTAGCCATAGCTGTAAATTGCATACCAGATAGATCACTATCTTTTCAGATTGTATTTACTGGTTGCGAGAATGAAATAGATGAGCCAAATGTTCATGGTGGTGCTATGTGGGCTAGAATGCCTATACAAGGTTTAGTAGCAGATATACCGCTAGATGAGTGGCCAGACAGAATGGAAAATCATTTGTGTCAGCCTTGGGACTGTATGTCTAGAGAACATGAGGTAGTAGTTTTGGACAGAACATCATCATCACCTTGGTATGCCAAAATAGATGGTGAGTTTTATTTAGCTAAGTATATTTTTACTGTAGATTATACAGAAGATGACATAGCAGATAGTCCAGACCAACATAAACAAAGTCATGTATTGTACTTGACTGAGGGACAATGGAAAGGAAACATAGTAGCATTACCTAATAACAGAGTAAGAGTTACTAACCCTGCATTGTGGGTTACAGGAGAAGGAGCTCCTGATTTTAGCCCTAGTCAATGGCTTCACAGTAGTGAAGAACATGAAAGTTATACAGATCCAGAAATAACTTTCAATAATTTGTATAAGGATTAGGATGGCAAGAAATTATAAAGGTGAATATAAAAATTATCATTCTAAGCCTAAGCAAAAGAAAAGAAGAGCTGCTCGTAACACAGCTAGAAACAGAGCTTTAAAAAAAGGTACTGTTAAAAAAGGTGATAAAAAGGATATAGATCACAAGGATGGAAATCCTAGAAATAATAAAAAAAGCAATTTGAGAGTAAAATCTCGTAAAGCTAATAGATCATTTCCTCGTACTAAACGAGCAGGTAAAAAACGGAGAAAGACATGAAGAAATTATTAACAGTAGCGATTATAGGTCTTGTTCTTACAGGGTGTGCAGCATCACAAATATCTTTGACTGCATCTGCCCCTAAAGGTAAAGACTTAGACATAACTATTAAAACTAAAGAACAAAAATCAGAGTAAGATATGTATTTTAAAGGCAATCCTAAAAACAATGTACCTAAAGCTAAAAAAGGAAAAGTTATATCTCCAAAAGGCAAAAAGTGTGTTTTTGGAATTGCTATCGTATCAGGAAAAAAGAAATAGAGAGTACGAGGCTATTATGGAGTTGATTATGGCACAAGCTAAAACAACATTGGCTACTAAAAGCAAACTAGCTAAAGTAGCTAAAACAGCTAAAATTGAACCTAAAAAAGAAGTAGTGGAAATTTCTGCTAGACAGAAAAAGATTGGTATGTATATTGGTCTAGGTTTAGTAGTACTACTTATTCTTGGTAACTTAGTAGGTTAATGATGCAAGGAGGGTTACTAGTAACATCATCTGTAGCATTATCGTCTACAAATAGGACTACTGTATATACAGTACCCTCCAACCATCGGTCTATAGTTAGACAGATTATAGCAGGAAATGTTGACGCATCTAATGCAGCAACACTAAAATTAGAATGGTATGATGCTTCAGCAACAACTTATTATGCGTTGACTGGGGCAAATAGTATAGCAGCAAGTGGGTATCTTTGGTTAAATGATATTCTTATAGGGCTTGAAGCAGGAGATTTAATAACTGCTACAGCAGGAGCTGCTGATGATTTGACAGTAACAACTGTCGTAGAACAAATAGTAATAGGAGGATAACTTGACTCCCAAACAACAGATGTTTATAAAAGCATTATTTGGAGAAGCCCAAGGCAATTACAGAACAGCTATGGATATGGCTGAATATTCAAAAAACACTTCTATAAGCGATGTATTAAAAGGATGCGAAGAAGATATTATAACAGCATCTAAAAATTATTTAGCAGCAAATGCACCAAAAGCAGCAATGGCTATTGTAGGTGTTATAGATGAGCCAGTAGAAATGGGCAACAGAGATAAATTAGCTGCAGCAAAAGATGTATTAGATAGAATAGGCGTAAGCAAAACAGATAAAGTTGAAGTAAAAGCTCCACAAGGAATTTTTCTATTGCCTAGAAAGAATGATGACGAAGATGGAACAGAAGAAGGAACAAACGATATATAAGAGAAGACTTTCATCTACAATACCGTATGGATGGAAGTTAGTTGAAGGCTCTACAGATTTATTAGAAGAAGTACCGTTAGAATTAGCATATTTAGAAAAAGCAAAAGAGTATTTAAAAGGATCAAGTTACAGAGAAGTAGCAAAGTGGTTATCAGCTAAGACAGGTAGAAAGATATCACATGTAGCCCTTTATAAAATGGCAAAAAAGGAACTAAGTGACAAAAGAAGTAAAGCAGCTCGTATTAGATGGAGACAAGCCAAAGCCAAGGCAGCAGAGGAAACGCAAGAAGACCTCAGTGCAGAAGCAGAAGCTTACAAACGCAAAAAAAGCAACGCAAGTAGCTAAACGCAAATTAAAACACGCTGAAAAGAAATTGAAAGTTGTAGAAGAAGAAGTTCGTGAAGAACAAACTATAATTTTTAAGCCAAACTCTGGTCCTCAAACAGAGTTTTTGGCATCTAACGAAAGAGAAGTATTATATGGGGGTGCAGCAGGCGGAGGTAAATCTTATGCCTTGTTAGCAGATGTTTTAAGATATTGTGATAATCCAAATCACTCTGCATTAATAATTCGTAGAACTAATGACGAATTAAGAGAGTTGGTACAGAAAAGTCAAGATATGTACCCTAAAGTAT